CCAACTAAACCAGAATAATATCCTAATAGGTAGATTTTATTGTTTTCCTCTTTCCGTAGATAATAAATATAAATATGAAACCAGTGGGTAATATTATCAATTTACGGAAAGAATATGGCAGTCTCACTCAAGAAAAAAAGTCAAAACTACACAATCGATCAAGGGGCTACCTTTGAGAAAACGATAGGTGCAGAAAGTTCGGCTTCTGTCGCTGTAACGATCTCTTCTGGCACAGTTGCGGGCGCAATGGTCAAGAATTTCTCTTATGCACCTATCCTCAGATTAGAAGATTCTATTGGTGGAGGTTTATCGCTTGACAGTACAGATGGGAGCGGCCTTGATCGAGGGGATAATATAACAATCGAACCCCAAGCATTTACAACTTCTCTTACTGGTGCAAACTGTACCTTTTCGTTGACTGCAACTCAAACAGCAGAACTTGTAGAGGGAAAATACTACTATAGTCTTACATATACACAGAGTGGTGGTGTAATTAAAGAACGACTTGCAGAAGGACTCATTACAGTCGAAGCATCTGCCTAAATCAACAACGGATAAATGAAACTATGTCATCAACACAACCAGCATCAACTACAGAACTGAAGGAATACGCACTGAGAAAATTAGGTAAGCCGGTCATTGATATCAATCTTGCAGATGAACAAATGAATGATATGATTGATGAATCGATCCAAATGTTTCAAGAATATCATTTTGATGGAACTGAAATACATTATTTACCAGAACAAGTGACTGCAAGTACATTGACCTTTGCAAGTGCATCTACAGGAACATTTACTGCCGATGAAACAATCACGGGCGGAACATCAAATGCAACTGCAAGAACACATGAAGTAACAAGTACTACCGTTCTGAAATTCAAAGAACACAAAGATGGAAATGGACTTCGGGCCGCAAATACTTCTGGTGCTACATTTGTTGCAGGAGAAACAGTAACAGGTGGAAGTTCTGATGCAACTGGAACAGTCCATGCAACACAAGCAACAGCCGTTTCGTTTGGAAATGTAGATACACGATATTTAACAATTGATGATACGATTATTGGAATACAAGATGTTTTACCAATTAGTCGAGCACTTTCTTCAAACGACATGTTTTCGGTTGAATATCAGTTTAATCTAAATGAACTTCCAAGTGTTCTTCAAGGTGCTGGTGGATTAGCCTATTTTGCGGCCACCAAACAGAATCTTTCTCTTTTGAATCAAATGTTTTCAAGTGGAACATCACGACAAATGAGGTTCAATCGGATGACAGATAAACTTCATCTGGATATGGATTGGGATAATGCAGTAGATATTGGTGATTGGATAATTGTTCAGTGTTACAAAAAGATTGATGGTGCAACTTATACAGAAATATACAACGACATCTTTCTGAAAAAATATACGATTGCATTATTTAAGAAACAATGGGGTCAGAATTTAATCAAGTTTGAAGGACTGCAATTGCCAGGAGGGGCGACATTGAATGGAAGACAAATATATGATGATGGAAATACAGAACTAGAACGACTTGACGAGGAATTGCAACTGAAATATCAGTCGCCTGACAACTTTTATGTAGGATAATCGAATGGCTACAAACTCATACTTTCGTACATTTGATGCGGAAAATGACCAAGAACTTTTACATTCGATTGTCACCGAATCAATTAAAGTAGTTGGTTATGATGTAAATTATATTCCTAGAACACTTGTCAACGAAGATACTATTTTGGGCGAGGATTCTATTTCCGAATATAAAGATGCATATTCGGTAGAGATGTTCATTAAGTCCGTTGATGGATTTGAAGGTGAGGGGGATCTTGTTTCTAAATTTGGTCTGGAAATTCGTGATCAAATCATATTTTCACTAGCAAGACGAGCATGGGAAGGTTTGGATATAGGAACTCGACCAAAAGAAGGCGATCTTATTTATTTTGGTTTGACCAGTAAACTCTTCCAAATCATGTTTGTTGAACACGAACTGCCTTTTTATCAGGCAGGAGCACTTCCAACATTTGATCTGACTTGTGAACTCTTTACTTATTCTGAAGAAGCACTTGATACTGGAATTGATACAATTGATGCAATTGAACGAAAACAATCTTTTGTTCGTACATTTGAACTGTCTGGTATTTCTGGAACGTTTACTGTAGGAGAAACAGTTACAGGTGGAACTTCGGCAGTTACAGGTGAAGTTGCACGATGGGATTCCGCAACAAGTTACTTGTATCTCATCAATATGACTGGCACATTTACGATGACAGAAATCATTACAGGTGCAACAAGTCTGGCTACTGGAACCTATGCAACTAAGATTACAACCGATGAAACTACAGAAACTTTATCGACAATTGATGCTGGTACATCCGATAAAGTAAGTAGTTCTAAACAGTTTGAGATTGATGCGGATTCCGTCTTTGACTTTTCTGAAACGAATCCATTTGGAGATAATCCGTAATGTTTGGAACATATTTTTATCACCAGACCTCAAGAAAGATGGTGGTTGCGTTTGGTTCGTTATTTAACAACATAGAAGTTCGTAGAACTGATAGTAGCGATGCAGTAACCGAAGTTATCAAGATTCCTCTTTCGTATGGCCCCAAAGACAAAATGTTGGTTAGGATTAGTCAAGATCCAAACCTAAATCCAAAAGTGGCACTTACTGTTCCACGAATGGGATTTGAGTTGACTTCAATGACTTATGATGGTGCGAGAAAACTCAATACGATGGGCCGGAATGTTAAAAAAGGAACAACTGGACTCAAGAAACAATTTAATCCAGTACCGTATAATTGGGATTTTTCTCTTTATGTGTTTGTGAAAAATGCAGAAGATGGAACACAAATTTTAGAACAAATCCTTCCATTCTTTACACCAGATTTTACAGTAACAATGACTTTGGTTTCTGGTATGACTGTTAAAATGGATATTCCTTTGGTATTAAACTCTGTTTCAAGTGAAGATACTTATGAAGGGGATTTTGCAACCAGACGTTCTATTATTTGGACATTATCCTTTATAATGAAAGGGTTTTTATATCCATCTGTTACAGATAATGCAAAAGTTATTACTTCTTCAGTTGTAGATACACATATTATGTCTGCCGCTACTGCTACAGATCCAATTTATGTCATTGCAGAAAATAGTACTCCTTACGCAAGAAATTATATGATCCTAGATAAACATGAAATAGATGATGCAACACGAATACGAATATTGTCGGAAGCATCAGAAGACGCCTCTTCTGCTGGACAAACAGTTAGTAGAACAACTGTTGAACCAACATCTACTGGTGCTTTAACAGATGAAGATTTTGGATTTAGTGAAACCTTTGAATTTTTTCCACAAGGAAAAACATACGATCCAGTAGCAGAAACAGATAGTTAATGAAAAATGTTGAAAAAGTAGTCGAGAACAGGATTGAAAAACATCTTGATCTCGTTGAACATAATAAAACGTATTATACAGAAGCTGAAATTCTTCCTGCTGTTACTACTACAAGTGAGGAAGAAAAAGATACAGATTTTCGGTATGCTCGTGAAAACATGTATCATATTATAGAACGTGGTAGAGATGCCATGGATGAACTTTTGGAGATTGCGAAAGCAGAAGAATCACCAAGAGCGTTTGAGGTGTTTGGTCAACTTCTAAAGAACATGACTGATACACAAGAAAAATTGATGGAACTTCATCGCAAAAAACAAATCATAGAAAATGATGGAGAACGACAGGAGGTCACAAAAGCACAAAACGTGACTAATGCATTATTCGTTGGTAGTACTGCCGACTTATTAAAATTGGTCAAAAGAGAGACAAAACAAAATGATTGATTTATTTAACACTTCTGAAATGATGATGCTGGGGTTAGTCCTCTTTTCATCTTTTTGGATATTTCTATTTAATTATAGGAATGATAATAGGGACAAGTATAGCGGCCATGCATGGTTGATTCTACTTGATTTAATTATCAATATGGGAATGTCAGCAACTGGATATTTGTTGATTTCTATTGTATTTACAAATGTTCCACAACTTGCGGCCTATGAAAGTTATCGTTATCCTATCGGGTATCTTTTTGGATTGACATCTAATGTGAGCATACCGATTGTTCTCAAATGGTTTCAACAACAAATAACCAAGAAGTTAAATGAAGCAGGAAAGAAGTGAGGTAATTATGGCTGATAAAAAAATTGCAAATGGTAAAGATGAAAAAATACTACAACATGATATTGAAGAAATAGATTAAAAAGTTGAAGAAGTTCAACAAATGGAACTTTCTGCTAAAGACCAAATAGTTGCGAGTAAATCATTTATCTATGTTATTATTGCACTTCTTATATACTTAACCTTTTTGGTTATTCCAGATATAGAAGAAAAAGTTACATGGATGGAAAAGGATCTCAATTCTGTATTGGTACAATCTGAACGATTTAAGAAATCAACCAGAGTTTTTGCGAAGGATAATCAATGTGCATCATGTCATTTAAGTCCAGATTATCTTCTCCATAATCTCTTAATGAAATATCCAAGTTTTTCTGACATTAAAGCATTCATGTCGGTTGGCCATCAACGATATTATAC